CTGGACGCCAGTCCGCAGCCCGTCAAATCGCTTAAGCACGTCTTGGATGTCCGATGCACTGGCACTGACTTGGAAAGCCATTAGTCCGTCACCTCCGCCACCAGTAGTTCGTGCTCGGCCCGGTAGCCTCGCTCGACAACGCTAGTGATCTCAAACGTGCGGCTTTCGCAGACGATCCTCATCTTGGCCTTCAGCCCCGGCGTGTAGTGCAGCATCACCTTGTGGGTTACGTCGGAACCGGTCGCCATGGCAGACACGCTCTCCGATCCCGACAGCGGCATGATGCCAACCCAGCGAGTAGCGAACGTCGCCCACGACAGGATCGGCTCGCCGATGGCGTTGGCCGACTCCGTCGGAGTCTGGATCGTCGCCAGCCGGTTGAGTGTGCCCGTCTTCATGTGCCATAGACGGCGAGGGTGTAGGACGCGGTGCCGGAGGTGAACAAGGGCGACAAGATCACCAAGGTGGCGGCTGTGCTACCTGCTTCGCATACCGCCACTCGGTCTGCGTCACTCGCGACCGTCATGTTCGATCCCCCATCGTTCATTTTGGCTCGCCGAGAACACGCAAACGCATACCGACTCACGGTGGCCAAACTCACTAGCGACCCGCTGGCGTCTCTGAATGCTGACGGCGACAGGTCTATCTGGGCTCCAGCCGTGGTCATCGTCCCAGCGGCAACCACCACCTTGCCAGCCGTGTAGGCGTCCGTGCTCGTCAGCGAGATCCGCTTAACGCTCTGCACTCCGGTACTGCTGCCAGAGTCCGTGAAGCCCACGTCGATCGCGATCCGTCCCTCGAGACTCATGCGTACTGTCTCCAGCGGAGGTTGGCCAGCAGGGCCGATACGGCCATTTCCAGTTCACGGCCGACGCTGCCCACGGCTTCCCGGTTCGCGTACCAGTGACCGACAAGCATCTTGATCGCGTGCTTGGCCGGCGTCGGCACGTTCGCCGCTCCACCGTAGCCAGCCAGGTACGTCACCTGCACCGCCTTGTCGTCGAGCCGCACGCTCGGCCAGTTCTCTAGGTACTCCGGGTAGACGAGCGAAGGGACGTGGTCGCGGTCCAGGCGGAACTGCTGCGTTCCGGACTGCGCCCACGTCAGTGTCTGCGTGGTGCCCCCCTGGTCCACGTAGGAGATAGTCACCGTGGCGCTCGCGGCCGTCGCGTGCAAGCGAACGGGCGGGCGCGGAAGCCCAATCCGCAAGTCCACGAAGTCGTCGAACGCCACGGTGTATTGCTTGTCGGCGAAGGTCCGGTCGCAGTAGTCCTCGCACCACGCGGTCGCCGTGTCGATCAGCACGCCGATGTAGTCATCGTCGGTCGTCATATCGACGATCCGCAGATGCTCCTTGGCGTCCGCCACCGACACAGGCCGATCGCCTGACCCGCTGGCCGTCGCGACGATGAGCGACCGGTAGTTGCTACTTGCCCGCACGGCGTCGCCTCCCAGCCTTGGCGTAGGGTGCCTCGGCTCGCTCGACCTCCTGCGGCTCGCCAGCCACGGCGAACCGGATCTGCGGCTGCTCGTCACGCACGGCGTAGCCAGAACGCACCAGCATGTCCGCCAGGCCGCCAGTCACGTCCACGACCTGACCCGTCTTGTACGTGCGGACCGGTCGAGTGATCCGCACCGAGACCGTTGGGTATTGCGTGCTGCTCATTGCCACACCTTGTCAGGGGGTTGCCCGCCTCGATCCCAGAAATCCCCAGGATGCTGGAGCAACGGCTGCATGTTTTTGTCAGGCCACTTGAACCAGACCTCGGCATGACCGAGAGCCACCCGCGGGCAGATGCCAAGTTTCAGCCCGGCCTTCTGAGCCTCGATCCAGAAGTTGATGTCGTCGTCGATCCGGCCGTCGTCCCACCGGCCATCGGCGTTGGGCCTGCCGAAGAACCACGGGTGCGGCATCTTCTTCAAGGCCGACGCCCGCAGGAGCGTGAACCCGAAGTGCGCCGTGTTCACGGGCATGATGTTGTGATAGATCAGCTGGTCTCGGCCGATGCTCCCGGCCCGCGTGCCGTCCTCCGACATCATCGTGAACAGCGGCTCATCATGCCGCCGCTTCATCTGCACCGCAGCCACCACGTCGTAGTCCGACGCTGAGGCGTAGGTCAGCAGACGAGGTAGTGCATCCGGCTGGAAAATGGAATCGTAGTCCAGCGTCAGGATCCACAGCGGCGGACCGTCAGGCTCCGGGTCGTTCTCGACCATGTCAGTCATGACACGTTCGAGGCACTGGCCCCAGAAAGCCCCCTCAAGCCGCACGGGTGCGACGCCGTAGGGGATGAGCCCTCGCGGCCAACAGAACATGTGGTCCTGCCAGCCAAGCCTCGGAACCGACATCGCGCAATGCACGCGAACCGGCCCCGAGCCAGTATTCAGCACAGCCGGCTTGATGCCGGCGATCGGAGAAGCAGCCGCGCCCACGGCGAACCTCGTTTCAGGTTGTCGTCAAACTCACCCCAGGACCACGCGGTTAGTGACGTTCGCGTCCGACGCCGAATCGACGCCAGACTCGCCGCGACCCAGACGGGCCGCCACCACCACCGTGTTGTTGCTCGCGTTGCTGGTCGCGTTCGCGTTCGGCGTCACCGCAACCTGCACGTACCGCTTCAAGGCCTTCGTGCTGACCTCGAACCGGCTGACGTTGACCGTCGCCGTGTTGCCGACGCCCGACAGCGTGTAGTCCGTGTTCTGGATCAGGCTGGCGATCGTGCCGTAGCTGCCGTCCGTGTCGGAGTGCTTCAGCGTGACCACGCTCGGGGCCGCCGTGTTGGCGATCGAGCGGTAGCCCACGTCCACCGACAGCGAGTCGTAGCCGAGGCAATCGACCGCCACGGTCAGCGTGCTGGCCGAAGCGAGACCCGCAGCGTCCGTCAGGGCGACCACGGAACGAGAGTTCTGGAGATGGTTCACGGTTCAGGGTTCCTTGTGGTGCTTGGGTCAGAGGATGAGGGCCACGACCGGACCGGCGGTGCTGGCGTCGCCAACGTCCGAGGTCACCGCGTCGTAGGACACCGTGGCCTGGAAGTACGTCTGGTCGAACTCGATGTACCGGTCGGTGCTCGCCCGCACGGCAACCTGCCGGCGGAGGGCGAAGTGGCTGGACCGCTTCAGGTCACCGAAGAGGGCCACGCACTGGGCAGCGGCGGCGGTCTTCCGCATGACGTTGTTGAAGAACACCGGCCAGCCCATGAACTGCGGCCGACGGACGCCGTCCACGATCTCGTTGGCACTGGCACCGTTGCCGCCGAGGGCCAGCGACTGCATCGCCAGAGCGTGCATCTGCGGCGTGGTGTACCAGCCGCAGGTCGGGCTCTGCGAAGCGTAGGTCGGCAACTTGGCGATCGTGTTGGCGAAGTCGTCGATCGTCAGGGCAGTGACCGCCGTCTGGCTGGAGTCGTGGATGCCAGCGGTCAGCGTCTCGTTCTCGAACTTCCACTGGATGCCGCGGATGCCGCCGTAGGTGGAAGCCCCGGTCCCGATAAAACCGTCCTCGTCGATCCGCAGGGCGATCGCCAGGGCGAACTCCTGAGCAACCAGCCCGGCCAGGTCGATGGCCGAGTCGTCGATCAGCTGGTTCGGGACGCGGGTTCCGACGCGGACTTCCTTGCTGGAGAGCAGGACGTTGTCGGTCGCCATGTCCGTCACGGTCGTCTCGCTGTTGGCACCGGTGTGGTACGCGGTGTTGCCGGCGGTCCGACGCGGGATGTACAGCGTGTCGCTCGCCATCTGCAGGTTGTTGGCCTGGGCGGGGAACGCACCGTAGGACTCGACGAGCCGGATCACCGTCGAAGCGAAGGTGTCGGGGATGAACACGCCACCCTTGCTGTTGTCGTTAGGCGACAGGGCGCGAGCCTCGACGTGCTTCTCGTACCACGCCCGATCCTCGGCGCGGTTCAGGACGTAGCCACGAATCCAGCGGCCGCAGGCTTCGGCGTCCGAAGACGACCGGAACATCGTGGCCTTGCCGCTGTCGCGGGACGGACGGGCCGCCGGCTCAACAGCCGCAACCTCGACCGGCTTCGCAGTCGCAGCCACCTTGCCGCGGAGCGACGTGATCCGCTCGGCAATGGAGTGCTCGCGGGCGAGCTCGGCCTCGAGACGCTCACCTTCGACGGCGAGCTTCTCCATCTCGGCGGCCTGCTCGGCGGAACGGTCCTCGACGGCCGAAAGGTCGGCGAGCATCGCAGCCACAGCGGCGGCGCGGTCCTGAAGCTTCGAGAGTTGAGTGGCCATCCGTGGCGCTCCGTAGTTGGTGAACGGTGACAGTCCGTGTCTGTCGTTCACACTACGGGAGTAATCGCCGATGACCTAGCGTTTCGGTTCTACGTAGAACGAACGGCGGCAGATGTATTCCGATGGCACAACAACCTTGCCACGGAACTCGCAGCACGGGCACTCGACGTACCGCACCTGCTGGTCGCCAGCGGCCTTGCTTGTGTACGTGCGAATGCGGCCACGCTTGCACTGGGGACACTGGTCGCCTGGTCTAGCCACTACGCCTCCACTGAACTACGCCGCGGACGGAATCATCTCCAGCAAATCATCAAGGTCGGCCAGCACCTTCTTGATTTCTCGCAACACGCGGGCCGACTCCTTGTCTTCCGCTTCTAAGGCGGCGTCCAGTTCGTCGGTCGCGCTTCGCTTCTTTATGGCGTCCAGCCTGGCCTTCAGTTCCGCCATCCTCGCCTTGCTGGCCTCGCCGGCTTTCTTCAGGTCGGCAACCTTTTGCTTGGTCTCGGCGACTCGGGCCTGTGCCTGCTTGAGCTTGGTTTCGAGGTTGGCGACGTTCTCCTGTTTTGACTTGAGGTCTTCAATCTTCTTTTTCACATCGTCAAGCTTCTGACGGACCTTGTCTTCCTTGGCCTTGGCCTTCTGCACCTCGCGGTCGGCTTCCTTCTGCGTGCCTTCGATGCGGTCCCGAAGCCGCTCCTTCCGCTGCTTGCCGGCGGGGGTGTCCTTGGGGCCACTGACGCCGCCAGCGCCAGCAGCAGCCCCACCGGCAGAACCGCCATCACCTGCACCGCCACCACCACCGCCATCCCCGCTCCCGCCGCCACCGCCGCCGCCACCTTCCTTGCCGCAGCTGTTGTCGATGCCGCCGCCCTGGCCGGTCGCACAGAACCCGCGAACGTGGCTAGCCCTGCCACGGATCATCGTGCGGAGCACGGCCGCCTTCAGCCGCACCGCCATCGACTTCGCCCGAGCCGAGTCCGCGGCGAACGATTCGTCGGCGTCCTTGGCC